GCTGGCGCTGAATCCTTCGCACCTTCAGGCCGAGCGCCGAGCATCTTCATTTCGTTGGCGATGACCTCGGTGGTGTATTTGTCTTGGCCGTCTTTGTCCTGCCATTTGCGCGTCTGTAACTTACCTTCGACGTAGACCTGCGATCCTTTTTGCAGGTACTCGCCTGCAATCTCGGCAAGGTTCCCAAAAAAGCAAATGCGATGCCATTCGGTTTTTTCTTGCTTCTCACCGGAAGATTTATCTTTCCACGACTCCGAAGTGGCTACCGTGATATTGGTGATGGCTGAACCACCCGTCGAATAGTGTGTTTCAGGATCGCGGCCAAGGTTTCCAACGATGATTACTTTATTTACCGATGCCATTTATGCCGCCTCTTTCAGTTGTGGTTTTGCTGCTTCGTCACGCTTCCGGCGAATCGCGCCGAACGCTTTCTTTTCATTGACCGCTACCAGCCCCTTCAATGCGCTCTGTGCTGTCGCATCGCTTACCATCTCAGCCATGCCAGCTAGATAGATGTCGTATGCGGCTTCGGGGCTTTTCTCAAACGCAGCACGCCATTTGTCGGCGTAGGCAAAGCACAGCTTGCGCGTTGCCTCGTCTACTGCGTTGATGTCGTCTTGTAGCTGTGCTGTGGGCGATGGTTGCGGCGTCTGTTCTGGCGTTGATGGCGGCAAATCCTCACCAGCGTAGATATACAGCCCCAGGCCATGCAGGGCGATACACTTTGCAAGGCATCGCTTCATCGCGGTATTAACTGCCATCGCGTCCGGCTGTGGGATGGGCTTGTTCTTGTAGTCGAGAACTGGCAGGTATTCGCGCATCGGCTTGTTGAACGCCGTCACGGTGCAAGAGACCATCATCGTATCGCCGTACATCTGCGGTTCGTGATATTCCCACGTCGCAGCGGGATCATTCTCAAGCAGTTGATCGACGGCCCACGCCCACGAAAGATAGGTCAGGTTTGCTTTCTTTTCCGTCTTGTCGTTGACGTTGATTTCGCGCAGTTTGTGAAACGGTGATATGTTCATTTTCCCGCCTTCCAGTTCAAAAATTCCTCTTGTTTATCGCCATCCTCCATTGCTTCGGTCAAATCGTGACCGTTGCAAATACGGTGGCGTCCCGGCTCCATGAGCCACGCGGCAAATTCGCGGCTGGTATGGCTGTCTGAATCTTCCAGTTCGGCCATTTGCTCGGCAATTTCCGCGTCGCGCTCGGCTTCAGTCATGCCAGCCTCGTCGCGCCATTCCTGCTCGGCTGCTACTGTTTGTGCGTATTGGATTTCGCTCACGAACACACCCCCACCAAAACAGAAAGTACGATTATCGAAATAGCCACCACTGCCCACTGATAGCGTGGTGTGTGGCTGTGTAGCCAGCGGGTCATTCCTCCTCCCCGAATTTCAGCCCGCGATAACCAGCCATAGCGATAGCAGATTCCAACAAGCAACGTAGTTCGATACGGTCGTCGCGGTCGCGACAATGATCTAGAGCCTTCGCAAGCGTGAACCACCGACAACCTGCACCGATGTACGCAACTCCATCAACCTCCGCGACACATACGCGCCAGCCGTTAGCAGAACCAATATCAACGGCCCAAGTCGCTTTAGCGCCGATGCGTGCCCCTTCGCCGATGCTTGCCCCTTCGCCGATGCTTGCCCAGTCGCCGATGCTTGCCCCTTCGCCGATGCTTGCCCAGTCGCCGATGATTGCCCATTCGCCGATGCTTGCCCAGTCGCCGATTCTTGCCCCTTCGCCGATGACCAATATCCGATTGCCTTTAGTGCACCAATCAACGCCGGGGCTGATCGAATAACCAAACGAATCAACCGGCCAACCTTTTACCAACTCTCGTAAATTTTTCATGCTGCCCTCTCATCTATCCGCGCATCGACTTCTGCATCGCGCAGCATCGCCTCAAATTCACGCTCACCTGACTGCCAGTTTTCCTCGCAGTAAGTCTTGAATGTGCGCTCACGAACCTCGTTTAACAGTTCGCGGCAAGCGATAGCTCTCGGATGGTCTGGGGCTGCCATCGTCAAACCAAGCCCTGCGCACATAAGCAACGCCATATCCTCGCTGGATAAAAAATCAACCAGAACGGACGGCGCAGCGTAAGCGCGTTCCTCCAGCAGATCGGTAATGCGCTCGTTTACAGAACGATTCGACATACAGCCTCCAGTGCAAAAATGAAAAGTCCAACGGTGGAAACGATTGCTATTGCTCTCTCTACTCGATTAGTCACGATTCGCCTCGCGCTTTCTTGAGTTCGGTTTCAAGTTCAATCGTTTTTCGCTGGCAGTTATTGGCCTCTTGCGTGATCGTATGTAGCAGCCACGCAAAAGGAACAAGCATGGCGAATAGGACGAGGAAAGCAAGCCAGAATTGTTCAAGTGGTGTCATTTCATCACTCGCCTTTTTGCTCAACTATTGGCAGTGAATAGATGGGGTTCCTGTAAAAGGACGACTTAACCAAGTGGAGCGTCCGCTGCTTTTGCACATGCGAGTGAATTCCGTGCATTTCTCGAAACGTTGAGTCGCTAACCCATCCGGCAGGCTTCTGTTTCTTTGCCTTTTCAAACAGTTCTCTTACGGCTTCCAGTTCGGCAATCTTTTCGGCCTGCTTTTTTGAGTGTTCAATATCAAGTTGATGCTGCATTTTCGTCACCGATAACTCCAGCAACACGGCATCTAACCTGCCTTGTAAATCAACATTTTCTTTAGTCATTTCAAACTCCTTTGTTTGTAAATCTTGCTGCGCCCATTGGTATCCTTGACGGCAACCAGATGTCCAGTAAAGCCCCTCATGAGACTTTTTATCCGGCGACAACCCAAAAGCCGCATCAAGATGCGCCTGCAATGATCCAACATTGCTTGATGTCAACTCACTCATTGCAACCACCACATAAGAAAAGAAAACAGAACAAACAGCAGTGAGCAAGCCCAGAATTCAATTAGCTACTGATGGATTACCCACTTCCGGCGAATCGTGTCTAAGATGTGGCGCATATCTCCCCCTGTTGAATTAGTGCCGGTTACGTTTCCGGCTTCAGGCTGGTTACTGAACGGATGCCTCTCACGGTATTGCTGTTACACGGCTGGCGACTGGCTGCTGGTTCCTCATTTCCTCTAGCCTTTTGAGTGCGGTCACTAACCGCTCCCCATTGAACGTACCGCCTCGGTAGGTACGCACCAATCGCCATGCGTGTAACTTAGGTGGGTCTGTGTGCGGCAGGGGTTCGTAATCCCGCTTATCCGATGCTTGTGTGGAAATCCCCGCAGGAGTTACACATCGGCTTCGCTATACCGCACACATTCCCATTGCTTGTGGTCAGCGTGCGGCAGAACCGCTGAGAACTACCGCACGCCTTCCGTGATACCCGCGCTATCCCGAACGCGGTGCTACAACAACAACTGCAAATGCCTCGTGCACTTACGCTTACTGCTGCGCCCATTTCTGGGGCTAACCGTCTATTTGCTCTACTAGACTTCACCTTGTCGCCGCTGACTAATCAGACTTACGCGGGGCTACTTTCTAGCTTTGCTCACCGTTCCGGCTTTGTGATTCGCGTTGCTTTGCGATGTAGCTATTAGATTCCAGTTTACGAAAGATGTCAAATCTTTTTTCGTATTGCCGAAAGATTTCAATCGTGCGGTGCAGCATAGATTTTTGTTGCACGTTTTCGCAAACTCGAATAGTATAGCGGTATGAAAACACAAGCCGCTAGAAAACATTTCAAAACTTTGTCCGCGATGGCGAAAGCTGCCGGAGTAAAGCCGCATACCGCATTCGCTTGGGGCGAGTACCCGCCGTATCAACGCCAGTGTATGTTAGAGATGGCGACAGGCGGCAAGCTCAAGGCTGAAAAGTTGAAGTTACCAAAATGATCGATTCCGTGCCGCTAATACCTCCTCCCGGTGGCGCGGCTTTCCCCGTTTGAAGGTGGGGCTTTTTACATGAAAGACGCTGATGACCGAATTCACCCTAGCTTACAAAATCTGGCTACTTCTCCGCAAGCACCCAGAAGGATTAACCGTCGCGCAGATTTCACCGATCCACTGCTGCGACTCGCTGAACGGTAAGCTAAACGAGATCGCCAAGTACCAGCCGCAGCATTTCCGCAAGATACCCGGCGAGAAGCGGAACCGGCCTAAATACATCGCTGTCGGCACTATCGGCCCGATGAAGTATCAAGGTTCAAGCAATAACAATATGAATCGTGACCATCCAGACTTTGTGCCGCCGCGTAGACCGGTTGCTGCGGTTGTCCGCGACGTACCATACGGTGTGATTGAAAATAAGGCGTTAAACAAGTTTCTAGGCATCCGCATATGAGGCGTGCTGCGAGAGTGGACGCCAATCAAAACGCCATCGTATCCGACCTACGCAAGATGGGCTGCTCAGTCGCTATCACTTCGGCGCTCGGCAAGGGCTTTCCCGATATTGTCGTGGGCTGGTGCGGTAGGAATTACCTATTCGAGATCAAAGACCCGAAGCAACCGCCTAGTAGGCGATGCTTGACCGCCGACGAGGAAGATTTTTATATCGGGTGGCAGGGGCAATACGCCATCATTTTGAACGCCGAGCAAGCAATGACTATTATTAAGCTTGAAATACGCCGATGATGCCGACCATGCCTAGACGAACTAACAAATGGCGCGACCTAGCCTATAGGATGGAGATAGGCGACTCTGCTATCTGCTATTCCCGTATCGACGCAAATTCGCTGGTGCGTGCGCTATCGAAGGCCGGTGCGCGTGGCAGCATCAAGCAGACTAAGCATTATTTTTTGGTTAGTCGCAAAAAAATGTTTGACGTGCAGGATTGATGGTGATATTGTGAGCGTACTTGCATATGACGGATGCAAGAGAGAACGCATTGATTCGCGTATGGACTGGGTGAATAACCCACGCTGGCCGTCATCCAGCCCCCATGCGCGAACCAATGCGTTTTTTCGTTTGTGCCGTCGAAACAACCAATAAAGACGCGCAATGCATTACTACAAACGTAACTTAGGCGACTACGCCAAGAAAACCGGACGGCTAACAATGCTCCAGCACGGAGCGTACACGTTGCTGATCGATTCGTGCTATGACCGTGAAGCGTTCCCCACGCTAGAGCAGGCACTTGAATGGACGTGGGCAAGTACCGAAGCCGAAGCCGAAGCTGTCAAATTTGTCCTGAATCGGTTCTTTAAATTGAACGAAAACGGCGAGTATGTGCAAGACAGAATCCTGTCTGAGCTAATCCAGTACCACGAAAAAGCAGACAAAAATAAAACGATTGCTATCGAAAGAGAAACGAACCGTCGATTAAAAAGCACGAAACGTGCACCAGACGTACACGAACCGCCACCTAACCAAGAACCACTAACCAAGAACCAAGAACCAGTAACCAGTAACCAACAAGAAACCTTAACTACATTGTCGGGTAAACCCGACGTCGATCTGCCGAAATCGAAAAGCGAAAACGTCGAACGTCTCGAAATTGCCAGAACGGTTATCGACTTCTTGAACACAAAAACAGGCAGGAACTATCGGCACGTTCCTGCAAACCTAGAGCCGATTTGTGCGCGATTGAAGGAGGGGGCAACCCTAACCGAGTTGCGACAGGTAATTGCCAAGAAAACCCGCGAGTGGGGAACTGACGAAAAGATGAATCAATTCCTTCGCCCCGATACTCTTTTTAACCGTACCAAATTTGCCCAATATCAAGGTGAACTCGTATGAATATCTGCCCTGAGTGCTACGAAGATGTGCCGCCGTATAGCTACGACTACAAATGCCGGTGCGGATGGGAAGCTCCGAAGCAAGCTGTACAGCCTATGCCCAAAGTATTCCGCAGGATGGTGCGCGGCGCTGAGACAGAATCAGACCGCCTAGCGCGTGAGCGTTGCATGGCAACAATGAAAACATTCAGCATCGGCTCTGGAAACCCTCACGCATGGGCGCATAAGCTGGCAGACCAAGCGAAGGCCGGTAAGGTCTTGAGCATAGGTCAAATGGCGAAATTGAGGGCGTTTGAGGTGAATACGGGCGAGAGATTATTTGAGGTGCAGGAATGCCCTACATAAACGAAGATGGTTCTATAGATGTCTTTAGCGGGGCAATTACAAAGTGCGACAGATGCTCCAAAGTCGAAAAAACCACCGATAAAATTTGGGAGATTATCGACATGTGGGATTATAAAATATTTAAGAATAGGCCAAAAATAAAGTTAGGCGTTTTTTGTTTGGCTTGCGCTGTGGAAATAACGCCGATGATTTATGTATTGCGTGATGTTGACGAGCTGAATCTTTTTGCAAACAACTTAAATAGGGCGATAAATGAAAAACGAAAACAAAGAACTGAAAACAACAGGTCAGTTAAGGATGATGCTCGCTAACGCCGCAAAAGGCGTATTGAATGGTGATTTAGATATTGACAGAGCTATGGCATTGCACAAGCTTGCAAAAAACATCAGCGAATCGCTTTACTCTGAAACGAAAATAGCGATTTTCTGCAATGAGATTGGTAAGGAAATCCCAAAAATGGGCGAGTTGCGACTTGGCGATGAGTCTGACGAATGAGAATAATCCTAGACATTGATGACGCTTGCGTAAACAGTCCTAGCGGTGAATCTGCCCCCGCTGCTGTTTTGGCAGACCTGAAACGCAATGCTAAGTTTTGGGTAGAAGCAGCGTCATTCGTGACGGTTCAATTGAAGTCTGGGCAAATTGTGGAGGAAAGATGAAAGTTTGGTTACTGCACAGTGTCTACGACTACGAAGGCTCTAGCGTTATTGGTGTTTACGCAAACGAGCAGGCAGCAATAGGTGATCGGGAAGCCTTGACGAGTTGGTACATAGATAGACCTACTTTTAGTAGTGACGAAAATTTACATGATGAATTGGCGAGGATAGATGCGTGGGCAGCTAAAGCGCCAATCAAGGATGCGCCACACTATGCGGATTCTTTCTCAATAACTGAAATGACGGTGACGCCATGATTCAGCCAACGCTATTTGACGCACCGCTAACCTACGGGCAAGATGTATCCAACTTTGCGCGCAAGGTAGTTGATCAAGCAAAGGCCGAGCGCGACGCAGCTATCAAAGCTGTAACCGATAAAGCCGTTGCTCAGGGCTGGGATGCGGAACAGGCATTCGTGTATTTGTGCAACTACGCTCGATTGCATGAACGCTTTTATTCGTGGGAGGCGCGTCGCACGTTTGAAATCTTGTACAACGCCCCCCACGATGCCCGCGCATGGGGAGGCATCTACAAACGCGCAGTAAAAGAGGGAATCATCCGACGCGGTACGGAGGAACGGGCAGACCCGACGAGGCACGCTACGCTTACGAAGTGTTGGGAGGTTGTGTGACAGCTAAAACAACATCAGAGCGCCAGGCATCATTTAAGCAACGCAGAGCAGAGCAGGGGCTATACGAGGTGCGCGGTATCTACGCAAAAAAGGCCGATCACGTTTGGATTAAGGTATACGCGAAAAAACTTGCAAAGCCCCTTGCGTTCCGCGTAACGGTAAGCGATAATTTAACCATGACACCAAAAGAACGCAAAGCCCACTTCTCTCGCGTCGCCGCATTGGGTTGTATGGCTAACTTTGCTGCGTACACCGTTGATGGTGTACCAGTCTATGCCGCTTGCCTAGCTCCAGCCACCATCCAACATTGCCGCGCCGGTTCAATGAAAGACCGTGGCGTTAATCGCGCCAAGGGAAAGAAAAACTCTGATTGGCTCGTAATTGGACTCTGCCCCAAGCACCATTGGCAAGACGAGGGCATCGACGGATCGATGGGCGTCAAAACATGGGAAGCCAAGTACGGGAAACAGGCCGACATGATCGACAAGCTGTGCAAGATATTCGGCGTGGATTTGTGGGCGCTGGCATCGGAACCGGAAGAGCGGAAGCCGACTGTGCGCAGTAAAAAAATGATACCTAGAGAGGGGTTCGTGTGAATTACGCTGATTTCGTTGAATCCAAGATGGCGATATTTACGCCGTCAGGACTTGAGCCGGTAGACTTTAACTACCCGCTAATGCCGCACCAAGATGCGCTTGCACAATGGGCGCTGCGACGCGGTAAGGCCGCTATCTTCGCTGATACCGGACTAGGCAAGACGCGGATGCAATTGGCATGGGCCGACCAAGTGTTAAAGGTTGCAAAGCTGCCAGTGTTGATACTCGCGCCTCTCGCGGTAGCCGCACAGACCGTTAAAGAGGGCGCAGAGATCGGCGTCAAGGTCACGCAGATATTCGACGGCGAGGAATCGACCGGCGGGATTGATATTTGCAACTACGATAGGTTGCATCGCCTGGACGCCACAAAGTACGGCGCTATCGTACTGGACGAGTCTAGTATCATCAAGCATCACAATACAAAGACTCTCGCGCACCTTCTGGACGCATTCAAGGCGACGCCTTACAAGCTGTGTGCGACCGCAACGCCAGCCCCTAACGACTGGACGGAACTCGGAACCCACGCAGAGTTTTTAGGCGTCTGCTCCCGTACCGAAATGCTCGCGGAATATTTCTGCCACGATGGGGCCGAGACTCAAGTTTGGAGACTCAAGGGCCACGCTAAAACAGCATTCTGGCGTTGGGTATCGTCATGGGGCGCGATGGTTCGTCGGCCATCTGATCTCGGATTTGATGATGCCGCGTATCTACTTCCAGCGTTGAACGTTCACGAACATACCGTCGAGGCCGAACACTCTCTAAACGGGATGCTGTTTGCAATGGCCGCGCAGACCCTATCCGAGCGCCGCGATGCCCGCCGATCAAGCGTGAATGAGCGGGTGAAGGAATGCGCCGATATGGTCAACGCGAACGACGAACCGTGGATTGTGTGGTGCGAACTCAACTCGGAATCGGAACTATTGACCAAAGCAATCAATGGCGCGGTGCAGGTGACCGGCTCGGATGAGACAGAAAAGAAAGAAAAGGCGTTAGTTGACTTCGCCGCCGGAAAGATTCGCGTACTGGTCACAAAGCCCTCGATAGCCGGGTTCGGCTTGAACTGGCAACACTGCCGCCACATGGCATTCGTAGGTGTTACAGATTCATTTGAAAGCTATTACCAAGCCGTCCGCAGATGTTGGAGATTCGGCCAGAAGCACGCCGTAGACGTTCACATTTTCAGCAGTACGTTAGAAGGCGCGGTCGCATCCAACCTGAAGCGGAAAGAGCGCGACGCAATGGTAATGGCCGAGGAATTAGCAAGAGAAACGAACGCAGCAGTGCAAGCAAGTGTATTGGGCCTGACTCGTACATTCAACGCATACGAGCCAGCATTAAAAATCGAAGTTCCGGCATGGTTAAGGGAGGCGGCATGAACGTACTAGATCAAGATGTGACTGACAAATGGAGCATTTTTCATGGTGATTGCATAGAAGTGTTGCGCGGGCTACCGGCAAAAAGCATGGACTATTCAATCTTTTCGCCGCCGTTTTCGTCGCTGTACACATACAGCAACTCACCGAGAGATATGGGGAACTGTCGCAGCGATGAGGAATTTTTCACGCAGTTTGGATTCCTGATCGACGAACTCGCGCGGGTAATGAAGCCAGCGCGTAATGTATCGTTTCACTGTATGTTGCTACCCACGTCGAAAGAACGCGACGGCGTTATCGGGTTGAAGGACTTCAGGGGCGACCTAATCCGCGCCTTCAAAGAACGGGGCTTTATCCATCATTCCGAGGTTGTCATTTGGAAAGACCCCGTAACCGCGATGCAGCGCACCAAGGCGCTCGGCCTTCTACATAAGACCGTCCGCGAGAACGCCGCGATGAGCCGACAGGGTATTCCAGACTACCTGATTACCATGCGTGCGCCAGGTGAGCGCGTAGACCGTGTGACACATGACCCGAAGGATTACCCCGTTGATCTCTGGCAGAAGGTCGCCAGCCCGATTTGGATGGATATAAACCCTAACGACACGCTGCAATACCAAAGCGCCCGCGAACATGATGACGAGCGCCATATCTGCCCGCTGCAACTGGAAGTTATCCGCAGAGGCGTGTCGCTGTGGACTAACCCCGGCGATATTGTGCTGAGTCCATTCACTGGCATTGGTTCCGAGGGCTTTGTATCGGTGCAGATGGGCCGTAGGTTCGTTGGTGCGGAATTGAAAGCCAGCTACTACGAGCAGGCCAAAAAGAATCTAAGGAACGCGGTAGCGCAAACTGCAAGCCTATTCGATCAGGCCGCAGCATGACCGACGCAATATTTTCCACACTGCTACTCATATTTTTAGCTTGGGTAGCTATTGAGAGCAGCGTTTACGTTAACGAGTGCAAACGATCAAGCCGATGCAATGCTCAGAATGCCAGCACACGAAACGCTCAAAGTCCGAAAAGCTAAACCAATGGCTCGGAGACCGAGGCCTGATCGTGTGCGGTGAACTGAGCAAGCAGGCAGGTGT